ATTATTGGTTGCTTGATGAAAAAGGCAAACCTTTTAAAAAAGGTAAAGACTTTGATGACTTTAAGCAATTTTATAAATTTTGGTATGAATTAGTTGATGACTAAAGATGAAAAGAACGCTTTTAACAAGATTGCCGAACTCGGATGTATTTTATGTTCCGCCATCCTTGGGTTTGAAGGCACTCCGTCAGAACTCCATCATATTAGACGGTATGGAAGTAAACGGTCTACATCCTCTGTCATCCCACTTTGCCCAGAACACCATAGGGGAAATAGTGGGGTTCACGGATTGGGTCACAAAGGTTTTGCAAATAAATGGGGCATTACCGAGGAGGAGTTGTTGGAACGAGTCAATCAGAAACTTGGAAAAGGAATTAGCCAATGACGACATTTACTACGGCAGACCGCATAGCGGCTGAAGCTACAATTCCAAAGCATCAAAACCAAGTTCAGACGAAATTTGGGCGGCTCGCTTACGAAAACTTTTATCGTGATGCGTCCAACGAGATGTCTTGTGCCGACTCATATGGATGCACTCATGGCAAAGAACACGAATCACCGTGTCAAGATGACCACACCGTGCAGAAGAAATAGTAATAATGTGTTCGTATTCTTCACCAGTATCGTATAAATAAGTACCCATTACTTCTGGGTCTTTATTAACTACAAAGTTAATTTCTTCAGGCAACGGCATATTCCAACGGTCAAATGGTTTCATGCAATAAATTGCTGAATACAGATTACGAAGAATAGCTGGGGTTAACTTCATACGCTAATAATTTTGCCTCTAAACTCTACTTCATCCTCGTTCCAAACTTTAATCATCTCAGGTTGCAATAGCTTGCTTCTTTCAAATGTAAGCATTACAAAGCCACTATTCCAATCTTTAGGGGTGTCTTCTGTGTACGCAAATTGCGGGCCATTGGGGTCAGCTAAAGTACCTGTTTGTACGCCATAGCGTGTGCCGTTGTAGTCATTAAAGGGGATGCTAGACAATACATGAGTATGTCCAGTAACCATAGACACACCAGCGTTAACTGCATTGTTTCTACCGCCTGTCCAACCACCCTTCCAACGGTGTTTAATGCAAACATCTTCATTTAACCATACTGACCAACAAGGTTGCCAGCGTGGAAAATACTCTTTTAAGCTAGTGCCTGGCACACCTTCAAAAGCAGGTAAAAAGTTAACTACATTTGAAGTAAAGCGCATATCGTGATTGCCCAAAGGCCAGTACATAGAAGCGCCTTTTGCTACTTCTTCAATCAATCCTAAATAATGTTGACAGGCTTCTAATTCTTCTTTAACGCTAGGTAATTTGTCAAAGTCCATGCGTGGATGGCGACTGATGCCAGCACCGTCAAATGCGTCACCATTACAAATAATGGCAGTTGGCTTGTATTCTTTAATAGTTTCTATAAGGGCTTTAAATGCGGTAGTGGTAATGTCAGGCCAAAAATGTGCGTCAGAAAACACAATAACTCGGCCTTTTTCAATGTCAAAACCTCTACGAGTATGGCCTTCTGTTTGTTGTATTTTTTTGGCTTGAGAAACTCTGTTGTCATTAAATGAAGGTAATTCAACGCCAAGTCTTGTTTCAATTGACCGCCTACGGTTATAGACTGACCTAACATCATTTTTATGAATTTCTGCAAACTTTTGGGGGCTGCCTATCTTTTTCCATTCGGCAATCCATTCTTCATCCGATAAATGATAACCAGCCATTAATTACCCCTTATACTTGTTAAGTTACCAAATACTAACCTAAAATATGGCATACGCAAAAAAAGTTGATAAAAATCAAGGTGATGTTGTTAAAGCGCTACGAAAAATGGGTGCTGATGTATTTCTTTTGCACATGGTCGGTGGAGGAATCCCAGACCTTATGGTTGCTTATGCAGGACACACCATTTTAATCGAAGTCAAGGATGGGGAAGACAAGAAATTGACCCCACAACAATTAACACTTTTTGCCAACTGGAAAGGTGGTCATTTAGCTAGGGTAAATTCTGTGCAAGAAGCTGAAGAACTGCTAAAATGGCTTGAAACTGATGAGGATTTTTATGAATGATAATATGGCTTTATTTGCCGCAACCTTGTTGCATAGCGCAACTAATACCCATTTCTTTCATTGGTCTACCAATTCCTACGCCCAACACAAAGCCTTGGGCAACTACTATGACGAGATTGTTGAATTAACTGATGATTTGGTAGAAGCCTATATGGGTTGCTACAGCCAGTTAAAGACATTTCCAAGCGTATATCACCAACCTAAAGATGCGGTTAAGTACTTGGAATCATTAAAGAATTTTGTAGATGAAGCCAGAAAAGACCTGCCGCAAGAAACACAATTACAAAACATTATTGATGAGATTGCACAACTCATTGATTCAACCCTTTACAAACTACGCTTTTTAAAATAGGAGGCGATATGCCATTAGATAAGTCAGGTAGCGCCCAAAGCGTAGGTAAGAACATTAAAAAACTTAAATCTGAGGGTTACAAAGGTAAGCAAGCTACCGCTATTGCCCTTAATGTAGAACGAGATAACGCCAAAGGTAAGCGTAAAGCAAAGTTAGAAGAAGCCTATGGTCGTTTCTTAGGTAAGCGTGAGGCTGAATAATGGCTATTACATTACCTAGCGTTAAAGGTTTAAAAGATAAGCGCAAACAAGAAGAAGCCGTTGGTAGCAAAGACGACATTCTTAATAAAAAGATTAATGAACGCTTAAAGCGTAAAGAAGCATTAGCCAAGGCAATGAACAAGTTACACGACCCTGACATTGTTGGATAAACTGTTGTAGAATTAAACCCTTACAAATCAATTACTTGAGGATGTATGGAAATAAAAGAAGTAGAAGTAACAGCGTTAATACCTTACGCTAAAAATTCTAGAACTCACGATGATGCCCAGATTGCACAAATAGCCGCCAGCATTAAAGAATTTGGGTGGACTAACCCAATACTTGTAGATGGGGACAAAGGCATAATTGCTGGTCATGGTCGATTAATGGCCGCCAGAAAACTCAAAATGGACAAAGTGCCTGTAATTGAGTTAAATGGTATGACAGACGCCCAAAAGAAAGCCTATGTAATAGCAGATAACCGATTAGCCCTAAATGCAGGGTGGGACAATGCTATGCTAACTATTGAGTTACAAGACCTTGAAGATGAAGGTTTTGACCTATCTTTAACAGGCTTTGATAAAGATGAATTAGACGCTTTATTGAACCCCATTGAAGAAACAGAAGGTTTAACAGATGAAGATGCTGTGCCTGATGTGCCTGAAGAACCTAAAACTAAGCTAGGTGATATATATATCCTCGGAAATCATAGACTTATGTGCGGTGATAGCACCAGCATAGATGCTGTAGATGCTTTAATGCAATCAGATAAAGCTGATATGGTTTTCACAGACCCTCCTTATGGGGTTGATTACAAAGGTATTTCGAATGATTCTAGGGATGGCTTAGAAGATTTGCTTAGAGGCGCTTTTGCTAATTATTTTGGTCATTCTAAATCTGGCGCTGCAATATATTGCTTTCATTCAGATAGATGCGCTGATGTATTTCATAAAGTATTTAGAGAGTTTTTTCATTTTAGTTCAATGATTATTTGGGCAAAAAATAGCCTTACTTTAAGCCAAACCGATTATCAAAGCCAGCACGAACCATGTTTATATGGTTGGATGGATAATGGTTCTCATTCTTGGTATTCAGATAGAAAACAAACATCTGTATGGCATTTTGATAAAGAACGCTTTGATAAACATACAACTCCAAAACCTGTAGCGTTGGTTGAAAAAGCTATAACAAACTCTAGTAAAGGTGGGGATATAGTTATTGATTTATTTGGCGGTTCTGGTTCAACTATGATTGCTGCTGAAAAATTAGGCAGATGCGCTAGGTTAATGGAATTAGACCCAAAATATTGTGATGTAATAGTCAAGCGTTGGGAAGATTTCACAGGCAAAAAAGCTATTTTGTCGGAGTTATAAAAATGGCAGAAAAAGGCAGACCAGCCCATAAACCCACAAAAGAAGCCCAAGACACCGTTAAACGCTTGTCTGCGCTTGGTGTACCGCATGAAGATATAGCTACAAGGTTAAAGATTAGCGCTGATACCCTTGTTAAATACTATAAAGATGAATTAGACGAAGGGCGTATAGATGCCAATGCTGCCATAGCTGGCACATTGTTTAGCCAGGCAAAAAAAGGCAATACTGCTGCGGCTATATTTTGGCTAAAAACTAGGGCAAGATGGAAAGAAACCCAAGTAAATGAAGTTACTGGTTTAGACGGCAAAGACTTTACTATCTCATGGGCAGATGAAGCGTAATATAAAGCTGTTATATCGCCCTAGAAGCGTATTTGAGGACTTCCATAGCCGTAGCCAGCGTTGGAGTGTTGTTGTGGCGCACAGGCGCTGTGGTAAAACAGTAGCTTGTATTAATGAATTAATAGTTAAAGCCCTATTAGAAGGCAAATCAGATGGTCGTTATGCCTATGTTGCCCCTTACTACAGCCAAGCTAAAAACATTGCTTGGGACTATCTTTTGCGCTTTTCTAAGCCTGTTATGGCTAAAGCCAACCAATCTGAACTATGGGTGGAATTAATCAATGGCGCAAGAATTCGTTTATTTGGCGCTGATAATGCTGATTCCCTTCGTGGTCTTTACCTTGATGGCATTGTTTTGGATGAGTATGCTGATATGCGACCTAGAATATGGGGTGAAATCATCCGACCATTACTTGCAGATAGATTAGGTTGGGCTGTATTTATTGGTACGCCAAAGGGTCATAACGCTTTCTGGGACATTTACAACAACGCTACCAAGGATGATGCCTGGTACGCTAAAACACTAAGGGCAAGCCAAACAGGGCTATTGCCACAATCTGAGTTAGATGACGCTGCTAAGTCTATGACTCAAGACCAATACTTACAAGAGTTTGAATGTGACTTTGAATCAGCTATTCTTGGGGCTTTCTACGGCAAAGAGATGCGTCAGCTTACCGACCAAGGCAGAATTACCCATGTAGAGTACGACCCTATGTTTCCTGTGCATACAGCATGGGACTTGGGTTACTCAGACGATACCGCTATTTGGTGGTTTCAAGTGGTGCATGGCGAGATTCGTATGCTTGACTACCACTCATCTAATGGTCAACCAGTAGCGTTTTATGCTGGAATTATTAAGATGAGAGAACAAGAAAGAGGCTATGTTTATGGCACACATTATTTGCCTCATGATGCAAGGGCTAAAACATTAGCATCAAATAAGTCCATAATTGAACAACTTTCTGACAAAATTCCGTTAAAATGTATGAAAATTGTGCCAAGTTTGTCACTACAAGATGGAATACAAGCAACACGACTAGCGTTAACTAGGGCTTGGTTTGACCATAAGTGTGAAGACGGCATTGAATGTTTACGGCAATACCAGCGTGAATACGATGAGGATAAGAAAGTGTTTAGGGATAAACCTAGACATGATTGGACTTCTCATGGTGCTGACGCATTTAGGATGTTGAGTATTGCTTGGAAGGAAGAAGCAAAGTTGCCCCATAAAGATGACTCGATTAAAGGGCTGTTTGTAGGACAAACCGATGTTAGCTTGAATGATATGTGGAAATCAAACCCACAAACATCTTCAAGAGGGAGAATTTGATGGCGAATGACAAGGCAACTGTTAACCACAGTTATGAAGATTGGTATAAAACCATTATGGGCTACGAACGCAGCTTTAAGCGTTGGGAAGCCAGGGTTGACCGCATTGTTAAGAAATATAAAGATGACAGTCGTTATGACCGCAATCCTAACGCTAGATTCAATATCCTTTGGTCAAATGTTCAGACCATTCAGCCAGCTATCTTTGCAAGACTCCCAAGACCAGATGTAAGCCGTAGATTCCGTGATAACGACCCTATTGGGCGTGTAGCGTCAATGATGCTTGAAAGGGCGCTTGAGTTTGAATTAGAACATTATGGTGACTACAAGTCTGCCATGAATAACGCAGTTTTAGACCGTTTATTGGGTGGTCGTGGCGTTAGCTGGGTGCGTTATGAACCACATATTGTTGGCGAAGAAGCTGGCATGGCTGATGGTGCGCCTGAAGATGGTTTTAGCGTTACTGAAGATACCGATGAAGCCGAAACTGAAGGCGGTATTGAGAATGAAAACATTGAACGCATTGAATACGAGTGCGCCCCTGTAGATTATGTGCATTGGAAAGACTTTGGTCATACCGTAGGCCGTACATGGGAAGAAGTAACTGCTGTTTGGCGTAAGGTTTATATGTCACGCCCAGCATTGGTTGAACGCTTTGGCGAAGAATTAGGCTACAAGATTCCTCTTGATACCAAACCTGACGATTTAAAGCAATCTTACAAGTCTGATGATGGTGTTTATGAGGCGTTAATCTATGAAATTTGGGACAAAGAAACAGGAAAAGTATTGTGGCTATCTAAGTCCCTCGGAAAGATACTGGATGAACGAGATGACCCGTTACAGTTGGAGAACTTTTGGCCTTGTCCAAAGCCTCTCTACGCCACTCTTACAACTGATAGCCTTGAACCTATCCCTGATTTTGTCATTTATCAAGACCAAGCCAGAGAATTAGATGTTCTGTGTGACAGAATTGATGGCTTAATTAACGCATTAAAGGTGCGTGGCGTTTACGATGCCTCGGCTTCTGAACTACAGCGTTTATTCTCTGAAGGCGAGAATAACACCATGATTCCAGTACACAACTGGATGGCATTTGCTGAAAAACAAGGCATGAAAGGTGCTATTGACCTTGTAGACCTCGCCCCATTTGCCTCTGCTTTGATGTCTTGCTATCAAGCAATGGAACAAGTCAAGGGTCAAATCTATGAATTGATGGGTATTGCCGACATTCAGCGTGGTCAAACAGACCCCAATGAAACGCTTGGCGCACAAATCATCAAATCTAACAATGCTGCTGGTCGCCTAAAGACTCAACAACACGCAGTTGTAGACTTTGCTACTTCATTATTGAGTATCAAAGCGCAGATTATTTGCAATCACTACACAGACGACACCATTATTAAGATTTCTGGTGCAATGCAGTTGTCACCGCAAGACCAACAACTAATTCCACAGGCTTTAGAACTATTACGCAACGAAGCAAGTAAGAATTTCCGCATTGAAGTCACATCTGACTCAATGATTTACCAAGATGAACAGCAAGAAAAAGCCGATAGAATGGCGTTTTTGCAAGCTGTAGGCGGATTTATTCAACAAGCTGTGCCAATGG